GAGTTTCATATTTTTTGGGGATTTTCTGATCTAATAGTGTCTGGATGTGCGTGGCGGTGTTCGGGCATTTGATCTCTGTTAAGCCGTCGTCTTCGACCAGACCGTCAGGGCTTGCCCCGCTTTCCAAGTCGTTGTGCTGGATGAATCCGATTTCCTGCACTTTTGCATTTTCGTAAAATTCATAAGCCACACGGGCCTCGTCTTCGTGGTCTGTTCCCCATTGCATTGAAGAATTTGAATAACTGTCTGCGACCTCGCCCGTCAGTCGTTCGGCTATGAGTTGCGCCATGTAATTTGCGCGGCTCGCGCCCCAGCCTGATTTGGTCTTGGCAATAACGTCGGAGACGCGGGAAGCTGTGACCTTGCCGCAGCGAACTGCGAACCATTCGTCTGATCGTTGTTCGATATTATCCATTTTTACGGGCCTTCTTCTGTGCCGCTATTGTCTTTAGAGACGTTTTGCAATCCTCAAATTGTTCTGCTGGCATTTCCGCGACAGAGGAGATTTTGTGATGGTTACAAAATTTTATTGTGTCGGCTTTTGTCTTCGCAATTAATTCAAGAATTTCTTCTACTTGCTCTTTATCTATGACGTTTTTATTTTTTTTAATGGGGACAACCTTTTGCCCTCCATCCCCGTCATCATCCACATTAAGATCACTGTCTTGATCCGAAATAACCAACCCTAGTGCTGAAACTAAAGTGTAACGCTGAAGATACGACGTAGTTGATCCTATGGCCTGGATGGAATTTTTCTTGCCAGAAGTGTCAGGACCACCCGCTAATTTTGTTCTTTGCTCATGGCCGTCAACATGGCTGATAACACAGGTGACGTGAACAATGCCGTCGACAAAATCCGTGTCCCAGCTATAGTAAAGATTACACTTGTCTAAAACGGGTTTGATTGTTTTGGCTATATTATCAAGGCTGGCGAAAAAGTATCCAAACCCTTCCTTGTTTTTAATCACAGTTTTAACTTCATCCATAAACTTTTGTCGGGCGTGATTGAAATTGGCTTTCGCTTGTTTTGCCTCCCACTTCTCCTGAAGTTCCATCAGTTGCGCGAGTTGGCTTAAATCACCGCCCTTTGTTATAATGGTGTTAATTAAATCAACAGGCGTTGGGTTGCTTTTTGGTTGCGCTATCGCAATATCTTTTCTTGCAGTCATTATTCTTCTCCCACTATTTCGTTGATTTCTTCAATCGCGCTATTGATTGACCTAAGGATCTCCTGACATTCATTTCGATACTCAACGCCACCGCCCAGATATTCCGCATAGCGAAGTGAACTTTTAAGACTGCTTAGTATGGGAAGGGCTTTTTCCAACTCGCCCTGCGCTTCAATGAGATCATCCCGTGCGCCGTCCGTCAGGCCGGGGTCTCGTCTGATAGGTATTGTTAAATCTTGCATTTCAGTTCTCCTTATTCACCAATTCAGATGTAACGTATAGACTGAATAAGATAATGTCAACCAAATTGGCGTATATCTATGCTGTGGCCAAATAAAACAATTTGGTTTAAACTTAGAATGTTGTGAATAAAATTGCTCATTTCCGAAAAAAAGCGGGGTTGTCTCAGGTGAAACTCGCTGAACTCTCTGGCACGTCTGGACAGCAAGTTGGACGACTAGAATTGGGGGTCCGAAAATTAAATGTTGAGTGGGCTGAGAGGTTCGCTCCTCACCTTAATTGTTTGGCCGTCGAGCTTCTTTTCGAGGACGTTGAAATAACCAAGGGCAGCTTGACCTCGGTTAAGTGCGTCGGGTTCGTCCAGGCTGGCGATTGGCGCGAGGCGGTAGAACTCCCGGAAGACGAGCAATATGCGGTGAATGTACCGCCTGATGGGAGGTTCAGAGAGATAGAAGTCTTCGCCCTGGAGATCAGAGGCGACAGCATGAACCTTCGTTATGCGGATAAATCGCTGTTAATATGCTCTAGGTATGACCCAGTAAACGACCGGCTCCCGGTCGGCAAACGTGTCATAGTTCAAAGACGATCCGAGTTGGGGTTGATCGAGGCGACCTGTAAGGAATTGATCATAGACGAGGACGGCAAGGGATGGCTGAAACCTGAGTCAAACAATCCCGCACACTCATCTATAAGATTCACTCAAAATGATGACGGCGAAGATGATACTCAAATAATCGCTGTCGTGATGGCGTCATACCAACCAGAATAGAAATAATACACCATATAGGTTGACATTAGACTAGCTTCTGGTTTAGAAGTTAGTTATGCAACTCTCCAAATACATAGAAAAAAACGAAATGACCGTAGCTCAGGCAGCGCGGGATTTCGGTGTAATCGACCAGACCATGCGCCATTGGGCGGCGGGACGGAGAACGCCTCGTGCGAAGTTCATGCGCCAGATAATGGAATGGTCACGCGGCTATGTGACGCCTCTGGACTTTTTAGATGGAGAACACGATGACTCAAAGTGAAAAGATTTTAGGGTATCTAAAAAACGGCCACAGTCTGACGCCACGCAAGGCACAGGTCGAGTTTGGTGTTATGAGATTGGCCGCGAGAATTAAAGACTTGCGGGACGAGGGACATGCGGTCCAGAGCGAAATGGTGAGAGTCCCGACCCGGAATGGCACCGCCAGAGTAGCTCGTTATTCTTTAAGTGCATGAAGTTCTCGACCTTTTCAGTGGCGTGGGTGGCTTTAGTTTGGGTTTGGAACGATGTAGTTCACGAAATGGCATGGGCGGCTTCAAGACTGTCGCGTTTTGCGAGATCGAGGAATTCCCCAGAAGGGTTCTCAAAAAGCACTGGCCTGATGTTCCTATCTATAAGGATGTTAGAGAGTTAAATGCCCAGCGACTCGCAGACGATGGAATTATTCCCGACATCATCACTGGGGGATTCCCGTGTACCGACCTTTCCGTTGCGGGAAAACAGAAAGGCATCGAAGCCGAGAGATCAGGACTCTGGAGTGACCTCTGCCGACTTATTGGGGACATACGACCCAGATACGCAATCGTGGAGAACGTCTCAAACTTGCTTGCTGGCCCTAGCGAACTCAGAGGGGGATGGTTTGGCAAGGTTCTCGGAGACCTGGCCGAGATCGGGTTTGATGCGGAATGGCATTGCATACCATCTTCCTACCTTGGTGGCTGGTCAAGAAGGGACAGAGTATGGGTACTTGCCTACCCCAACGGCGGTAACAGATCCGAAGGGGAGTCCAAGAAACAGATTTTACGGCAGCGATGCATATCGGAGTTTACTGAGAGAGTATCTCCGCGATGGCGCGGGCGATCCAATATACCCGAACCCAAATCTATCGGAGGTCATCCTGGGCTATCCAGTAGACTACACGCTATTGGAAACAGCGTCTCTCCCCAAATCGCAACCCTTATCGGTAGAGCAATTTTAGATGTTGAAATACAGAAACATTAAAACTGAAGTAGACGGGATTATTTTTGATTCCAAGGCTGAAGCCCGCCGGTACGGGCAATTAAGACTTCTGGAAAAAGCCAACGAGATTTCCGATCTAAGATTACAATACCCGTTTGAATGCAAGATTAATGAAAAGAAAATCTGCACATACCGCGCCGACTTTGATTATTTCGAAGGCGACCAGTGGGTTGTAGAGGACGTGAAAGGCTTCCGTACTCAGGTCTATAGGCTGAAAAAGAGGCTTGTGGAGGCTCTCTACGGAGTTGAAATCCGCGAGGTGAAGGCATGAACTGCCCCAAATGTGAAGGTGCTGCAATGATTCCGGGTCGGCTCCTAATTGTAGCCTCAACGGAAATGAACCCCAATCAATTATATCCCTGCGATTATGAAGGCTGTCATGCCGGTCAAGTTCATTGCTGCGACGGCCTACAAGAGGACGAGTGGACACTTGAGTTCCGATGGGTAGGACACAACGAGGAAATCCCCGAAGGCTTCGAGTTAGCAAATGAAAAGGAAAGCCACCACACGAGATGGGTCGTGAGGGAATATGAGGTGGAATAAATCAAAAGAGAAAGAATTAATAGCCCTTTGGAAGACCGGCTTAACCTTTCAAAAGATTGGCGAAAAAATCGGGATCAACCGCATGTCTGTGGCGGGGAAATTGTCCCGTATGGGGATGCGAAGGAAATTAAAAAGCGCCTGGGGCGGGGAGATCAGGCTCCATGAAAAAAAAGGCGACTGGAAAAAGAGGGGCAATTTTAGTTTCTGCCAGTGGCTGGAGGACGGGAAATTCTGCCACGCTGAGATCAGTCTCAAACAAAGTTTTGCATTTTGTGACGAGCATATAACGAAAGTTATCCGTAGGGGAGGGAACAATGACAATTTTTAGCGAACGCGACGCAGCGCATTTTTTTGGGATTAAGTTTAAGTACGACCGAAAAGACGAACTTCTGAAATCAATAAGGAGGGTCGTTCAAAAGGAATTTAATCTTACGACGCATGAAATGCTGGGAAGACAGAGAGCCAGAAATATCAGCTTTCCAAGATTCATAGGGTATTGGCTGAGTCGGCAACTGACTCATTCAAGTCTTCCTGAAATCGCCCGCGTCTACAACCGTGACCATACCACCATTATTAGCGGCGTGAAGAGAGTGAACGAATGGGAGAAAACACGCCCAGAGTGGTGGGACAAAGCTAACGAAATCAGGGAGGAATTTATATGAGTACTCTTCCTTACTTTAAATTTTATACGAATGACTGGCTTGTCGATACTGCCACTCTAAGCCCGACGGCAAAGGGTTGTTACATTGATATTCTTGCTCACACCTGGAGTAAAAAATCTTTTTTTAGGGACAACGACACGGAGATGGCTCGACTTTTAAGACTTACAAAAGGGCAATGGAGGAAAGTAAAAATAGAACTTGAGCAATATTTTGATCTCAAAAATGGGACGTTTTTTAACAAAAGATTGGCAAAAGAACTACAGGAAAGTGAGGAAAAAAGAGAAAAAAATAAATTAAACGCGAGTCTGGGTGGGATAGCTAAATCATTGAAAAGAAAAGAAACTGGCATAGCGAACGGCAAGCGAACGCTAGGAAAAAATATGCCCATATTAGAGTTAGAGTCAGAGTTAGAGTTAGAAAGTAAAGAAATATATAAAGAAAAATATTTTGAAGAATTTTGGAATCAGTACCCAAGGAAGGTCTCTAAAAAGGCGTCAGAGAAGGCTTACCTAAAAGCAATTCAAAAATTTACGCATCAAGAAATTTTAAATGGTCTGATGAAATATAATTTTAATCCAGACCGTCAAATGATCCCACACGCATCAACATGGTTAAACGGAGAAAGATGGAATGACGAACCAACTGATTACACAACCAAACCAAACCAATCTTCCAACGCAGCGGAAGCGTTTCGAGATTTCGTTTCTGGAAGAGAGACTGTCTCCTGATTTTGATTTTCAAGGATTTAAATTTAACCGCAAGGTGACGGTGGCTGAACTTAACGAAGCTCTTGAAGAAATAAAATCGTCAATGACCCCGGCCACCGATAAGGAGATAGCTGGAGAACTATTAAAATTAAGATCTCTAACTAAATCCAGAAATGAAGGCAAAGACGACATACGAATAATGATGGAGAGTTACGCGGAGAAATTTAGGGAGTATCCCAGAGATGTTGTACTGGAAGTTCTAAGAAGGGCTCCAGGCCAGTATAAATTCTTTCCCTCATGGGCGGAGTTAAAGGAAGAACTTGATTGGCGGTCTGGATACGCCAAGGAAGCGGTAGCCGCAATCGAGGAAAAGATAATGTCAAGACGTTTGCAAGAATTGAAATGATTGATATTTCAGAACAGTCCCAGAAAGCCTACCAGTGGGCGACCAAGGAAACTTTAAAGAAGGCGAAGCGCGACCCGATTTTAGTCTGGGCTGAAAGTAAAAAGCTCAACTCAGTTCTACAGGAATCGGTCTGGGGCATCAGGAGGGCGGTTAAATACATTCGCAGCGAGGTTGATTTCCAGACCTTGGATTATGCAACTCTTGATTGTCCAAGAGGGACGAGTGGAACAAATACAGAGAAAGAGCCTAAGGAAGTCAGGAGATATTTAATCTGGTCGGGCGGGGTGCTGGGTCGGTTCGGGTCGCCAGGTTTAAACATGATTGTGAATTGTATCGTCGAGGGTGACGAGTGTGACTGGAAATTATTCTCAACAGCGATCAAGGATTATTGAGAAAGTCAATGAAAAAGAAAAAGGACACGGGCCAGAATGATATTTTGCGGCGGCATCTATCATTAATAAAAACTGGGGTTTGCTGGACCTGTGGCATCAACCTGTACGGTAAAGGAAAAGAACGTGCGCCAGCGGCATCTGCCCGACCGTGCCGGGTTATAGATTGTCCTTATTAATGAGCGCGGCTTTAATTTGTCTGGCGCTGAATATTTATTTCGAGGCCAGAGGTGAGCCTGATGTTTTTGCTATGGCTGCGCCAGCTCATGTTGTTCTTAATCGAGTAAGGGATAGTCGCTATCCGAACGATATTTGTTCTGTAGTCAAACAATCCAAAACCTATCGTGGGTTTCCCGTGAAACACCAGTGCCAGTTCAGTTGGTATTGTGACGGCCTTAGTGACCAACCCCTGAATAAACCAGCCTTTGAGTTTTCCATGCTGATAGCGCGGCTGGTGCTGGAAGGGCGTATAGAGGACGTTACCTCCGGGGCGACGCATTACCATGCGGATTACGTCCAGCCAGACTGGAAAATCTATAAAACCTTCACCGCCAAGATAGGGTCACACCTATTTTACAGGTGGGAACGCTCCTAAAACCTGAGGAGAAAGATAATGACTACAGAACCAATTACCATGATTCTTCATAAATACTGGTTTGATGTAATTGCACATAAACACCATAGGGGTACTGCTATGTACTCTTTATCATGGAGAGATGTTTGTTATGGGTTAAAGGTTGATGATGACAAATCAGAAAATTTTGATGGACTTAAAATTGAAATATCAAAGGTGACAAAGGTAATGTCTCCGAAAAGATTGCAGGAGAAAGGATAATGGACATACTTGATTTAATAGCGGTGCTGGTCGATGTT